TCAATCATTTTGTATTCGCATGGACCTTTCTAGTTCCATCTCTTTCTCTCATACATACTTCTCTCTTGACGCTCGCCGTCTTAGGTATATACTCATGCCCCATGAAGCTACCGACACTCAAATGTCGCCGGTGCGGACACGCCTGGCACCCACGTACTGACCAACTCCCGAAGGTTTGCGCCAACCGCACTTGTAAATCCCCCTACTGGAATCGTCCACGCAAGACCACTAGAACGGCGGCGTAGTTATGGCGTGGGTCAGAGTAGGTGATGAGGTTCCTCGTCACCCGAAATTCCTTCGAGCGGGACCGATGGCCTCATGGTTATGGGTCTGTGGCCTCGTCTACGCGAACACATATCTCACGGACGGATTCGTGCCGTCAGATGGTCTCAGCGCGGTCTGGCCGTGGTCGAGAGCTGGTCGCTACGCGGCACGGTTAGTACAAGTTGGCCTCTGGGATAAGGTCAAGGACGGTTATACCATCCACGACTACAAGGATTTCAATCCATCAGCGCAAACTATCAAAATTAAACGAGAAATCGATAGAAAGCGCAAGTCGTCGCATGGAATCCACGCGGAATCCAACGGGAATGGCAACGGAATCCACGCGGAATCCGAACGGATTCCACACGACGCCTCGCGCGAGCGCGCGATCCCCTCCCCTCCCCTCCCCTCCCCCACTAAGAAAGAACTAGCTAATCAGGAGCAACCGAGACGGTTGGTAGACCCTGAGATTCTGAAAAAAGCCATCAAGACAACACAACCCAGAAGGATGAATCGCGATGTGCGCTTTAGGTAAGCAAATCAACGGACAATGGGAACTCGATCCGAACGAACCTCCATTCACACAAAGTGAACTTGAGGAAGCACTACGGATGCGGAAACTGTCACTCTCCACACCAACACGGCACGACAACTGCCCACACCGCACGCCATGTCCTGCTGGAAATGTCTTACTTTGCATCGAGAACATCGCGTGGTTTCTTCGTTACTCAAAAGAAATCAACGAGATAGACCAATTATGAGAACCTGGGTTCGTCGAGACGTCCCGTGCTACTGTGGGAACTGTGGGGAGACGGTCAACGCAGGCGAACCACTCCTCGAAATAACGAGCGAGAAGATTCGCCGGCCGCTCCATCGCTGCGCGACCTGTGAAGGCCCAGCGCCTCCTGATTTACCAGAGCGCGTGATCACGCACAACACCACGAAGCGCATGACGGCGATCGGGAAGGCGAAACCCGAGTGGATGCCCTATAAGGAAACTTGACTTTCCGCAAGGACTTACCGTAACCTCGTCCGCACACCCAAGGAGTCCGTATGCCAGCCGTGAGCCGGAACCAGCAAATCGCTGCGGCCATCGCAGAGCACGAGCCATCGAAGCTCAATCCCGCCAATCGTGGCATGCTCTCGATGAACAAGTCCCAACTCCACGACTTCGCGGTCGGGCCTGGTCTCAAAAAGACCGAACGCGCCATGCACCCCCAGCACGCCATTGCGACCTCGCTCCTCAAGCACATGGCGAAGAAAGTCACCGCGAAGCCGAACGACATCGCGGAAGGCACGAACGACGTCGGCAAGTATTAGCCATGCCTGATCCGGCCGGTCGTAATCTCGCGCAGTCCGAACCGTTCATGCAGATTCCGCAAGCGGTCGGACAGTTCGGCCAACAGGTCAGCAACCTCGTGCCACAACTCCCCGGCATGATTCAGAGCGCGGGTCTTTCAGCTGTCAATGGCATCGACGCCGCGAAGGCGAAAGCGATGGCACTCGCTGCACAAGCCCGACCGATGGTGTCGAACGCGCAACAGAGCATCGCGCAAGCCTTACAGCGGCTCATGGCGAGTGGGAAGTGATGCGCCGCGTCGACTTGATCGCAGAGGTCGCGTCGAATCATGGCGGGGATTTATCGCTCGCGAAAGAGTTCATCTACCGCTACACCGAAGCCGGCGCCGACTGGATCAAATTCCAGATGACGCGCGTGGCGCATCTGCGGCCATCCGATCCGCAATTCTCCTGGTTTGAACGCGCCGAACTCTCCGATGATGCGCTCGCGCAGCTCGCGGAGTTGTGTGGACACTGCGGCGTGAAATTCCTCTGCACGGTCTACAACGCAGCGAACGTGCCGATGCTCCGGTCCATCTCACCCCATGTGAAAGTGGGCGCGGGTGAAGGCGCTGAAAAGACACTAGCAGAAGCCATCTTCGCCGCGAACTTTACGACCGTCATCGTCTCCAATCCCGTGCGCGCGCTGTGGATCAAGCCGATGAACAAAGGCTACAAGAAACCGCGTCTACTTCCGCTCACGACCGTCACGCGCTACCCGACGCCAACGGGCGCTGTGCATCTGGAGCCAGGCACCTTCGGCTGGTCCGATCACTGCGCGGGTATTGCTGGCGCGGCAGCGGCGATTGCGCTCGGCGCACGCATGATCGAAAAGCATGTGCAGCTCCCCTTCCAGGCTCGTCGCCATGCGCCGTGGGAAGCCACCGTCGAAGAGTTCCGCGCGCTCCGCGCCTTTGCTGATGAAGACCCTGGTCGCTTCGTCGGCCGCTGGCAGCACGTCTCGCAGGAAGTGCTCGCGTGACCGTCTGCGTCGTGATTACGGCACGGCCCTCCTACGCACGCGTCAAGAGCGTCATTCAAGCCCTGCACTCGGGCAACATCGACGTGAACATCGTCTGCGCGGGTAGCACGCTACTGGAGCGGTACGGCCGCGTGATCAATCTCGTTCGCAAAGACTTTCGCGCCAATGTGACCGAGATGTGGACGACCTATGAAGGCGCCACGCGCGAAACCTCCGCGAAAGAAACCGGCGCGCTCATTGCGGAATGCGCGGCGCACTTTGCGCGGACCCAGCCAGCGGCGGTGGTGGTCGTGGCCGATCGCCATGAAGTCTTAGCGCCAGCCATCGCGGCCAGTTACCAGAACATCCCGCTGATTCATCTGCAAGGCGGCGAACACACCGGCTCGATTGACGACAAGGTGCGCCATGCGATCACGCAACTCGCCGATGCGCATTGTGTCGCGACGGAGCACGCGGCTGAGTACGTGAAGCAGATTCGTCCCGACGCGCCCGTGTGGCTCACGGGATGCCCATCCATCGACATTGCCGCGCAAATCGACAGCGAGGTGCCGGTCACACTGGATGAACTTGGGGGACACGGCGATCCGATCGACCTCGACCGACCCTTCCTCGTGGTGATGCAGCATCCCGATACGCGCATCGCGACGAATGGCTTGGATATGCTCGTCACCCTCACGGCCTGTGAGGAGACGAAATATCCCACCATCTGCTTCTGGCCTGGCGAAGACGCGGACGCCGATGTCGTGTCCAAGCAGATGCGGAGCTTCATGCCCAGCGTGCCGTTTCGCACGGTGCGGAATCTCAAGCCGGAACGCTTTCTGAAACTGCTCACGCAGGCCGCGTGTCTTGTCGGCAATTCCAGTGTGGGCATCCGTGAGTGCGCGTACCTCGGCGTGCCCGTCGTGAATATCGGCCTCCGGCAAGAGCACCGCGAGCGCGCGAGCAATGTGATGGATATTCCGACCTTCGACGTACGCGCGATTTGCTACGCGATTCAGCAACAGGCGACACGGACGCATCCACGCTCGGCGCTCTATGGTCTTCCGGGTGCCGGCGCGAAAGTCGCACACGCCATCATTCAGACGGTCCTCGTGAATAAACTGGTACCGTACACGTCTGGCGTCGCATGAGTGACGTCCTCGCAATTATCCCAGCGCGTGTAGGATCGAAGGGCATTCCGAATAAGAATTTCAGAATGCTCTCTGGCGAAAGCCCTGTGAAGCGAGCCGCGCAGTGTGTACTAGCAGCTGGTATCACGAGAGCCTTTATCACCACGGACCATCCGACGTTCCTAGGTATTGTGAGGGACACGCTCAATACACCATCTCTGCAACGTCCGGAAGCACTCGCGAAAGATGACACGCCGATGATCGACGTAGTGCGTGATGTCCTAGCGCGCATTCCCGGTCCTGATGATCAGATCATCCTGCTCGTGCAACCGACACAGCCCTTGCGAGAACCGAAGCATCTCAAGGACGCCATTCGGCTGATGGAGAATCCACATACGATGTCTGTCGTCAGCGTCGTGGATACAGAATCTCCAGAGCGCATGATGTATATCGACTCCACCGGACACCTCACGTCGTGGGATGATCACGGAGTACGCGAACGACGTCAATCAGCAGCACCAGGATGTCGGCGCGATGGAACGGTCTACGGATTCAGACGCAGAAATGCAGGACTGACAAGAGAACCGTGGTACCTCTATCCATGCGTTCCACTCATAGTTCCGAAAAGCGAAACCTGCGAACTCGATACGCCTGACGATTGGGCCATCGCAGAAATCCGCCTCGCGGCTAAAGAGGCGTTGCTTCGTGCATGATGCTCCGCGACGGTCTCGCCGTGCTCCTGCTCCTGCTGTGGATCTACGCGCGCACTCGCCTCAAGTAAAGTTCACTCCTCCCAAGGGCACGCACGTCTGGCCTGCTGTCGGCAACTGGACCGAACTCCACTGGCGCCGTTGGCTCTCTGGACACAAGTGGACGCACGCGCAGATCACGCGGTATCTCAAACATGACCGCTACGCGTATGGTGTCGGCTTCAATCCTGATGGCACGCTGGCGACTGTGGCGAGTGCTCACGAAGCCAAGTGGTTGTATCAGCCGACGCCGAAGGGCGTCACGCTGCATGCCACGCAAACGCCGAATATCCTCTGGGGCGGGTCAGCAGGAGGATCGAAATCGTTTGGTCTCCGCTGGGAAGCCCTCCGCTGCTCGCTCATGTACGAGGACTTCCGCACACTGATCGTCCGACGCGAACTCGAAGAACTGCGCCGCACCCATCTCGACAAGTTAGAACGCGAGGTGCAGAACATCAACCTCGCGGCCGGTCGGAAGATCATGTCGCTCGGCAAACAGCCGCCAGCCCTGATCTGCGAACTGACCGGCTCCAAAATCATCTTCGGGCACGTCAACTCAATGGGCGACGAGGAACGGTACCTCTCGGAAGAATACGACCTCTTCGGTGGAGACGAAGCGACACGCCTGCTCAAGAATCAGATCGTGGGCATCGCGGGACGGCTCCGCAACGATGAGAAGCGTCTGCATCGCATCTCGCGCATGATTCTCACGACGAACCCTGGTGGACCGTCGCACAAGTTCTGCGTGTCGCACTTCATCGAGAAGGACGTCCAGCCAGCCGAGAACCCGCGCTACGATCCGAACGACTACACGTTCATCAAAGCGAGTTTGTACGACAATCCGTACCTGATGGATGCCGATGGTACCTACACCAACTACGAAAAGCGGCTCTACGCCTACGACGTTGACCGTCGCCGCCAACTCCTCGATGGTGATTGGAGTGCAATTGTCGGGCAGTTCTTCGGGGAGTTCTCTGAACAAGGTCACGTTAAACTCATTCCAGACCTTCCCGAAGGCTGCAAGCTCGATCGCTGGGTGCGGTGGGGCGACAAAGCGTACTGTGCCTTCGCGCTGATCTTCCCGAACGGGCGCGTCTACATCATTGATGAAATGCTCTTTGAACCGAAGCGCGTGGCGACGTCCGTGGCGAACGACATCAAGCGGCAGTCGGCGTATCTCCGCGATGAGTTGAAGGCGAAGCTCGGACGGACGATCGGCCACATCGAAATGGAAAAGGGCGCGGGCCTGACCGGCGAATCTTATGCGGCGACATTCGCGCGCGCGGGCTTGTCGGTCTGGTGCGACGATACCGATCCGATCCAAGGATGGGGACGTGTGCGACACTGGTTGCAGATGGCGCCAGACGGCTCCCCATGGTTGCTGATTCATCCCAGATGTCAGTTTGCGATTCGCACACTAGCGTCGTTGGTCGAAGACAAGGACAACCCCGAAGACATCGACGCCGGTCAAGAGGATCAAGCGGCCCACGCTGTCAGACTTGGGCTGATGGCGCGCCCCAGCCCTCGGACCTTGAAACCGGCGTCGGTGACGATTCCGAAAGACTCTCCGCGTGCGCTGATGAATGAGTGGTTGACGCCGCGCCGTGAATCAGGAATGGTGATGTAGATGTACCCACCGATGACCGGACAAGGCGAGTCGCCCACCGCCTCTGACGCACTCCACAACGTCGATGGCGAGCTCCACAACGAAAGCGGCACGGGTGCGCTCCTGCCCTCTGGTGGGTCCGGCGAGAACCTGGTGCAGATTCCCATGTCAGCGGAAGACGTGGGCCAGTGGCAGACGCGTATTCAGCAAGCGACCGACCGCCGCAAGGAAACCGAACTCTCGTGGGACGTCCTGCTCCGCTCGTATCTCCCGAAAGTCAAAGACGGGCCGGTGCTGCTGAAAGTGATGCTGCACTTTCGGAACGTGCATTCAAAAATCGGGCAGTTGTTCTATCGCTCCCCTGAGATGATCTTGACTCCGCGTGGGCCAGCGAGTGATGCGCTGCCGACGCCTCCACAGGCGGGCGCACCGTCGCTCTCATCGCCGCCGTCTCTCGCCAGCGGCCCGATGCCTCCAGCCGGTGCGCCTGCCGCTCCTCCCGCGATTGCCGAACAGACAGTCTCGCTGAAGCAGGCGGTCTTGAACTGGTATCTCGGGCGGGACGGTATCAATGGCGTGCGATTAGTCGATGAACTGCTGTTCGATGTCCTCGCGTGGGCGGGGATCGGCATCGCCAAGGTCTGCTACCGCGTGATCACGAAGCCCGTGCCAGGACAAGTCGATCCGACGACGCAGCAACCCGTGCGTGTACCGATCTACGAATGGTGGGAAGCGCGACGGCTCACGCCCAAGAAATTTCTCTTTGACGCGAACCTGCACTCCACGCGCTATGACGAAGACGCGGCCTGGGAAGGGATGGACTTTTTCATCTCTCCGCAACAGGCGATGGAACTGTTCAATCTGAACGAAGATGACGTCGGCAATGGCGGGACGGAAGACGACCGCCTCTTCAAGTACGACAGCGATAGCAATACGCGCTCGAAAACTGGCGGCTTGATCCACGGCGTCGAACTCACCTACAAGGCGAGCCTCTTCGATGCGAGCGAGAAGCACCCGCTGAAGATGCGGCAGTTGACGTTCATCGACGGCATCAAGGACCGGCCGGTCGTTCACCGCGATGATCCCGATCAATCCTTCGACCAGCAGGGACGGATCACGGACGACTCGCGCCTCGGCTTCCCGTATCACGTCCTGACCATTCGTGACTTAGCAGATTCTCCCTATCCGCCCGCCGACTCAGCCTTCACCGACGCGAGCCAGAAGGAACTCTCCACCTTCCGGCGCCAGAAGATCCAGCTCCGCGATGCGGCGATCGGCAAACTGCTCGTGGACGAAGGCGCCTTTGGAGAAACAGAACTCGATCAGATCAAGAACGGCGAGCCAGGCACGACGATTCTGGTACAGGAAGGGCGCTTAGCTGGCGGGTCCAAGCGCATCCTCGATACGACCGCCCAAGTCCAAGGGACGGCCGATGACTATCGTACCGAATCAACCATTAAGCACGAAGTTGACGAAACCCTCGGCATCGGCGGGAATCAAGCCGGGACTCCAGAATCCACCGTACGCTCCGCTACCGAAACCGCAACGGTTGCTGCCGCCGTCTCGGCTCGCAATGGCAAAGAGCAAGGTCGGGTCGTGGATTGGTACATTGGTCTCGCTCGCAAACTTGATGCGCTCCTGATGCGCTATGCGACCAACGATGACTACATCGCGATCACGGGCGATGATGGCGCGCGCACGCTGGCGATGTGGAACGCCCGCAAGATCAGCGGCCGGTACCTCTACGACATCAAGCCGGATTCGCAGTTGTTCGTGGACGCGGCTCGCGACCGCCAGCAGCAGTTGACGCTCTACAACCTGACGGGCAAAGATCCACTCGTGAACCGGCAGGAATTGCTCAAGCCCGTGCTGCGGTCCTTTGGGCATGATCCGGCGAAGACCATCAATCCCCCGCCGCCGCCACCGCCGCCGCCTCCCCCGGAGAAGCCGAGTATCAGCTTCGCCTTCAAGGGCGACGACTTCCTGAATCCCGAACTGAAGCCGATTCTCTTCAGTCTGTTGTCCATGTCCGTGAGTAGCAATCCGATGCCGATGCCGCAGCCAGGACAACCGGAGCATGGAGGGCCGATGACGCCCGCCGAACCCGTCAATCAGCACTCCGCAGGACACTCGGGTGGGATTCCGAACGCGCCTGGCGCCTCCGCACGACTGGAACGCATTCATCCCGCCGCCGCCGAAAGTGGACCGCCTGGACCGACCGCGCCTGGTGTCGGGAGAATCCAGTGAGGGTCCGCGTGGCCGTCATCGAACGGCGCATTTGCGACTGTGGCTGGTCCGGGGACCAGTTCGTCAGGGCGGGAGACCTGGTGAGTTGCCCAGAGTGCGGACTGTTGTCGCGCTCAACGAAGGCAGGCCAGCCACAGTCGCATTTCGTTCATGGCGACGAGATTCCTGGCGGCATGACCTTGGAAAACTACGGCCAGCAGCCGATCACGGTCTACTCCCACACCGAACGGAAGCAGGCCATGCTCAAGGCGGGCCTCGAATTGAAGGAAAAGTTCAGCCCCATGCCAGGCACGGACATCGATCCGGCCGGGATTCCGAACCCCAAGGGGTACATGGACCCCTATACGCTCGAAAACGCACGGATTCTGCTCTCTCGTCCCTCTCAGCCGAGACATGAGGAGCCGGATCATGTCGGAAACATCAAATTGGACCTTGGCGACACGTTTAATGACGTCCTCGGACCCGCCGAAGCCAGAAAGATGCGAAACACCCTTGGCTAATACCCCGCTCCTGCACCTTCCCGGTGGGCAGATCGTCCCGACTCGACAGGACATCATCCCGGTGACGTCCTCCGAGATGATGCAGATCGCCAATTTCCACGATATTGCCAACCGGCACGGCTTCCGGGTGGTCTGTAATCAGTGCGAGGATGCCCTACACGGAGAGAACGATGGCAACGGACGAATCTGGGCCGTTCAGTGTCGATGTCGCGTCTGGCAGGCCGATATGGGCGTCCCCGGACGTTCCTGAGCCGAGTCCTTGTCGATGTGGCTCTGTAGACTTTCTACAACGACCGTCGGGGGATGTCATTTGTTCCACGTGTGGCCGTCCGGCACTTTTTGTTGCGCCAAAAGTGGAACGGCCGTAAGATACGCGCTACCGTCGAGGCTGACCGTGCGATACAGGTCAGAGTGAGCTGGTACCCTCTTGGAATCTGGTACGACCGATAACGCCTCTGCCCCTTCGACATCGCCCGCGGCCCCGTCGGCGCCAGTAGCGGCCCCGTCGCCGTCAAGCGCGCCAACTGCCGCTGCGGCCTTAGCGAAAGCAGATGCGGCGGCTTCGTCAGCCGCGACCCCCTCACAGCCGGTGTCGGCAAGCGCCGATTCGACTGCGCCCGCGATAGGGGCGCCGGTTGTGGCGGAACCGCGAGGTCCCATTCCTTTCGATCGCCACGAACAAGCCCTCAAAAACGCACGGGAACAAGCGGCTGCGGAAGCCCTCAAGCAATACGCCTGGGCCAAGGGTTACACCCCCGAAGAATTTCAAACCGCCATTGGATTGGCGATGCGCCTCAAGGGCGATTCTCGCGGGTTCTATGACCAACTCGGGCGCGAACTTGGCGTCTCTCAGCAGCAGCCACCCGCTCAACCTACCCCGCCTCGGACGATGGAGTCCATCTTCCCAGCGGCCGACCTTGTGTCGGAAGACGGCAAAAAAGCGTTCTCGGAAGCCGCCGTCGTGCAGGCATTCCAAAACTTCGCGGAGTTTATGACCGCGCAGATGGATGAGCGGTATCGTCCCGTGTTGCAAACCGTCGAACAGGTCCAGTCGGAACGGCAGCAAGCCGCCGCGAATGCCCACTATGGGGGGATTGCGAGCGAGGCGCTGGCCGACGCACGGAAACTCCCCAGTTGGGATACGCTCCAACCGGAGATTGCGTCGGAGTTAGCCCGTATCGCGCAGGAGACCCCACGTCTCCTCGAGGCGCGCGGCGCGGTCGGCACGATGATGCTGGTCTACAACCGACTGTACGCGGAGAAGGTCTTGCCGTCGCTCCAAGCCCCACAACCAGGAATGGTCAACCTCGCTGATCTGCAACGCAAAGCGAATGCGGAGCATGGGTCAGCCTCGGCCGCGACAGGTTCTAGTGCCGTGCGAACACCTCCGAAAAATGTCTCGGAGTTGGCGAAGCACATGGAACAGCTCGCGTCTCAACTCGGCTGATCCAACCCGCGTAGGAGACCTCCATGTCCATTCCCGGCCCCAACAAGGGTCAGGTGGTGGCGAGCGCGTGGGAGGATTACGTCAAGCAAGATCCAGCCGACAACATTTTCAATTACTTCTGGTTGCTGGAAAACTTGCGCGTCGGTGACACCTTCAAAAAGGGCGCTGGCGATCCGATCACGGGCACCATCGAATACCAGACCAACACGACCACCAAGTCGATGTCGGAACTGGAAACCCTCGACGTCTCGCGTATCGACGTGTTCGATCGCTACGAGTACGCGTGGAAGCTGGTCGGCGGCTTGATCGTCATGTCCGACTTCGAGCGCGGACAGACGGCCGGCGCCGCAGGGAAGTTTGATCTGGAAGCGGGCAAGATGGAGAACCTCAAGAACTCCATGATGTCCCAGATCAATACCGACCTCTTCTCGGACGGCACCGGCACGAGCAGCAAGCAGGCGGGCGGGTTGCAGTACATCGTGTCCTCGACGCCGACGACCGGCACCGTGGGTGCGATCAACCGCGTCAACTTCTCGTTCTGGCGCAATCAGCAGTCCTCGGGCGCGAAGTCCTCGACCATCTACGACAACCTCAAGGCGACCATGCGAACGGTGTACAACAACTGTTCGTCCGGCGTCTCGATGCAGACGCCGGATTTCGGCGTGACCGATCAGACGACGTTTGAAGGGTACGAGTCCCTGAGCGTCACCGTGGAGCGGCTGAACCGTACGTCCACCTCGGACAAGTTGCTCAGCGGCTACCAGGGTGATCACATCATGTTCAAGGACATCCCGATTGCGTACGATCGGGCCGCACCGTCGGCGCTCATGTACATCCTCAACCGGCGCAATCTCTTCATCCGATGGATGTACTGGATGAAGGCGTCACCGGCCGTCAACCCCGCGAACCAGTTTGCCGACGTCGTGAAGATCCTCACGGTCTACAATCTGGTCTCGGATAACCCGCGCCGCCTTGGCGTGATCACCTCAACGCAGAGCTAAGGGAAGGAGGCACTCAATGGCTGTCATTTCAGGACGCGGAGGCGCCGCCATTCCTGGCGAAACCTCGGAACTGTTCTCGTCGGTGTTTCTCCCGCTCGGCACGCGGGCGACGGACGTCAATGGCAACGAATACATCTTCGTTGACTTCGGCGCCGCGCCTTCGGCCACTGGCTTCGTGTACGGATCGTGGGTGCAGTTCGACCATAACTTCTTGGCGACCATCCTCACGACCACGGCACGCGGCTGGGTCGGCATCGTCACGTCCGGTTCGGCCGGACAGACGGTCTCGGCCACCTTGCGCTACGGATGGGTTCAGATTTACGGAATCCACACGGGCGCGCTCGGCACGTCTGGTGTCACCACGGCCGATGGCTTGATCGCGGTCGTGACGACGGACGTGGGCTACGTGGACAAATCGACGTCCACGGAAACCAGCAACTTCGCGTTGTTCAATGCCCTCGCGAGGACGGCTCCGAATACGTGCGCGAGTACGGCCACTGGCACCTCGGCCTTGGTCGCGCCGTTCACGGCCCAGCTCAATTACCCGTTCATGGCGGGCTGGTTCGGCTCCACATCGTAGGTCGTTAAGGGAGGTTGGCGTGAGTCGAACGGACGGACAGGATCGTTCCAATAGCATCACCCCGTTGGGACATCTGCGTCCAGGTCAGCCGATCACGCCAGCCATCCTTGCCGCGCATGGCGACCGGATCTACGAACCTCCGCCGATCCTGCCGCATCGGCAGCTCGGCATCGGTCTGCAACGTAAGATTGCGATTCTCGGCTCCGCGCCCACGCTGGATCAGACCCCGTGGTTTGATCCCTCATGGGAAATCTGGTCGCACGCGACCATTCATACCCTCTGCCGACGTGTGGACCGCTATTTCGACCTCCATCCGTGGTCATGGATTGAGTCGAAGGGCAGTCCCGGCTATCTCAGTTGGATGAAGCGCGAAAAGGCGCCGATCTTTCTCGCAGAACTGCGACAGGAAGTGCCGTCATCGGTGCGCTATCCGCTGGATCGGATTCTCTCCGAGTTTCCACGCTACTTCACGTCCCACACGGCGTACATGGTCGCCTTGGCGCTGACGGAAGGCGTGTCGCATCTCGGATTCTTCGGGATTCACTATCAACTCGGCTCAGAATACGAAGAACAGCGCGCGGGCGCGGAGTTTTGGGCGGGCATCGCAGCAGGACGTGGCGTACAACTGGTCATTCCTCCGACGTCGCCGTTCTGCCACGAACCAAAGGAACTCTACGCCTACGAATCGCACGCGGCAGGCGAGCCGGCGACGAAGCGTAAGGCGCGCAAGCAGTTTGACCGCGTGGATGCCAAAATCGACGGCCTCCATCTCAGAATCGGTCTGACACCGGAAGAGTCTGAGCGTACCGCGCATCCGGGTGTCGAAATGGCGAAAGACCTCGTGAACATGCGCCGCATGATCGAAGGCAAGCCCGCGATGCTGCCCAACGGTCAACCGGCCTGGTAAGGATGGATATGGATCAGAAAGCACCGCCGAAAACACCGGACCCGTGGGACGTGCTCGCGGGGATTCAGCAAGCGTTAGCGACGATTGCCAGCCGTCCCGCACAAGCGACCGATCCCGCCCTGATCGACACGCTCTCGAAGGCGATGGATCGCCTGGCCGTCGTGCAGGAGCAGGGTGCCGAACGCATTGCGACGGAGACGAAGCGCGCGGCCCGTCCCTCTAATGAAATCGCGCCGATGCGCTCGGTCTACACGCCTCGCGGGCGCGATTACCAGGTCATGTTGCGCTGCAAGATGATGATCCCGTGGGAAGTGGATGAGAAGACCTCCACGCGTGAGGAAATCGAACTCCTCAACCTCGTGCAGCAGGGCGAATACCGCGTGCGGCGATCGGATGGCACGGCCTACGTCGAGAAGGTCACGACGACGACGGACTTGAACGGCAAGCCGTCGCTGGTCAACATCACGAACGAGACGGCGTTCAATAACGACAACTACAAGTCGGCGCCTGGTATCGTGGACCGTCTGCGCCAGATTCTCAAACAGCACAGCAAAGAGATTCAAGGGAAAGCTGCCGCCGTGCTCTCAATGGACGAAGAGGATGCCCTGATTGCGGCCGGCGAGCTCGCCGTGACCGTCTAGGAGAACCGATGGCAACAACCTGTACATTCAAATGCTTTCGCCGGAAGGCGGGCAGGGGACACGGATTGCTCCTCACGGAAATCAGTGGCACCATCAGTTTGGCTGATGTGACCGTGGCCGTCGCGCCGCAAGTCTCTGGAGGCGCCGCGACCATGACCACCGCGACCGTGACGGCCGACGTGCAGAACATGATTTACGTGGACAGCACGGCAGCGACGACGGCCGGCATTGACCCAGGGTCCTACACGAAAATCTCAGCGGCGACCTATCGCAAACATCGCGCGCTGGATGTATGACGAGTCTCCCTGTCGTGCAGGATCGGCCGATCGCGGCACGCTGGCGCTGTCAGCAGTCGGGTGACTGTTGTACGCAGCCAGCCGACGTCGTGATGACCACGATGGAAGCCGCCGAACTCCTGCGCGCGAAGGACCCTGACGTGGTCCTGAACTTCACGAAGATGGACGAGTCGTTCGTCTCGCTGAAGGCGGGTCCCTGTCCACTCTATGACGCGCGGTATCAGACGTGTACGGTCTATGAGGTGCGGCCCTACAACTGCCGCCGCTTCGGCTGTATGCGACCCGATCCGAAGACAGAGCCGTGGGAATCCACGTCTACAGGCGAGTGCGCGAATCGCGAGGACCGCATCACCATCTCTCGGAGCGTCAGACGCACTGCGCGAGACATGCAGGAGACCGCGAAAGTGTGGGCACGCGCACACGGATGGAGGCCAGATGGCGTCTCGTGACATGAATACGCGCTGTCAGATTTTCATTCAGGCGGAAATTCCGTCCACGCGATCGGATATCACGACGCTCATTCGGTTGGACTTCGCGCTTCGCGCTGGAGTCGATGAAACGAAGAAATACATTGCGCTGCTCGCGGCGGCGTTCTCCTCGTGAGGTCTAGTTCATGCCTGTGAGGCCCATCATCATCCTAAGGCAGCAATCAATAGCCCCTCCGGTCTACACCTATCTGCTCCGAGCCGATGTCCCGGTGGCACGGCAGTCGCTCTATGCTGCACTGGGATATAAGAGTGCCTTCCAACCGATTGCACCTGACACCGATCCTGATGCCTCGGCCCTGATTAGCGGAGCGGTGGTGGAGCAGACGTCCACCCTCACGGGTGGATCAGGACAGACCCTCCCACAGATTCAGGCGGAACTCGTGAGCAGGCAGGCGACCTATCAGAGCCAGATCACCAACCTGACCACCTTCAATCGCTACGGCACCTTTTTTGATGGGGTGACGTGGAATCCGCAGGGCGTCTAAATGGCGACTACCTTTAAGCCGGTCTACGCGTCTGGTGCAGCGGCGACGATCACGTTGGCTTCGTTGGCGTCCTCCTCCGATTGGACGGCGGGACGCCAGTCGAATGAAATCGACAACACCAGCAACCTCTATGACGATCTGCTGGTGTCTGGGAAGATCACGACCGGCACGTCGCCCTCAGTCAGCACGCAGATCAATGTCTATGTGGCGGCGTGGGACGCGCAAGCGAATGCCTATCCCGATGTGATCACCGGCGCGGGCGATGCGGCGAAAACCTTCACGTCGGTGAACGTGCAGACCGGGGCGGTGAAGATCCTCAAGGCGATGCTGATCGATTCGACGAGTAACCGCACGTATTACTTCAGCAACGAATCCGTGGCCGCGCTGTTCGGCGGCATCCTCCCGCAGAAGATTGTGATCTTCGTGTCGCAGAACACGGCGGCGAACCTGAACGCCACAGGTGGGAATCACGCCATCGACATCCAGGGCGTGCAGTGGCAGGGCGTCTAGCATGTTCCTGAGACTGCCGAGCCGATTCGGCACGCGCCCGCCAACGATCTATGGGGTCAATAAAGACTCATCATTGGCGCAAGGGCTCCTCTCGTGGGTGGAACCGAACGCCAATGGGCTGATCAATGACTACGGAGAATTGACCGCCGATACTGGCTATGGGTCAGGGGGCACGCCCACGATTCTGCCCAATCCGTTCGTGGGTGGATCGAGCTTCTACGCCACCGGAGGATCGGCAGTGGTCCTTTCTGGCGGCGGCACGGGCGATGTCACGAAGGTGAGCACCTGGACCCAGCGCCTCGTGGTCACGCCGATGAACTATCCAGGGACGTTTACGACGCTCTTGGATGATCCCGCCCGCACCAATAGCGCCTTCCTGAACAGCAGTGGGGTGATGACGTTTGCGGGGTTTCAGTTGACGACGGTGAATATCGCCACGGCCCTCAATCCGCTGACGGCCGGGACGCGCTGGGATATTGTGCTGCGTGGGCAGAGCAATGGCGGAGCCGTGAGCACCTCCTATGATGGCTGGCTCAATGGCGTGCTGATGGGCACGGGTGCGCCGGGTGGCGGGTCCACGTGGGACTTCTCGGGCAGTATTACGACCGCCTTCGGATCGAATCCGTCCGGTGGCGGCTCGGTGCCGGATTGCTTCTATGAATGTATTCAGCAGTGGACGCGCAAGCTGACCGACGAGGAAGTCTTCCGGCTGTATAACCCACCGACGCGCTGGGATCTGTATTGGACGCCCAGCAATCGGACGTTCTTCCATGTGCCCACTGGCGTGACGAATACTGACCCGCCGATCTTCTTTCAGCCACCCGTTCGGAGCGTACCAGTTCCGATGATCATGTACTGACATGAGCATCATCACCCTACTAAGACATAGTGACCATCTGACGATCGATGAGCCATGCACAGTCATGGGCTTGACAGTGCTCGTGTCGGTCCAGTGTAGATGTGGCGCCGAAACGCTGATCGGCCTACTTAACGCGCAAGCCGCCGTGTGCGAGCTGTGCGGCAAGGTCTTCACCTTGGATGCAGTGTCGTGGAAGAAGGGATCAGAACGTCCCAGTATCTCACTCAGCTCGTCGCCGTCACGAGCAGAGGCGTTGTCATCCTGACGGGAGAGCGAGAACCTGAATCATGCCGAGTTTCCAGATTTTCACCAACGCGACGAACACGGCCAGCACAACCGTCCCGATGTTCAACTTGATGGGCACGGCGACGAGCCAGATCGGCATCTTCGAGATCAATGCCGGGTCCGACGCCTCGGCCGACAACTCCGTAAAGTATTCCATCGCTCGTACGTCAGCCCGTCAGACGCAGACGGCGACCGTGACGCCGACGGCCCTCGACCAGAACGTCACCCAGGCCGCGCTGACGACCTGTGACACGACCTGGAACGTGGCGCCGACCATCACGGCCTCGTCGGCCGTGCTTCAGTGGGGCATGCACCAACGCGCCACGTACCGCTGGGTCGCGTACGACTACACGAAGTTCCTGCGGTCGCAGGCGGGCACCGGCAAGGGACTGTGCATGTTGTCGGTCGTCGCGTCGACGCCCTTCAACGGCGTGTTCTCATGCAGTTTTGATGAATGAGACGCTCCGCGTGCTGGGGCAGTATCAACCGTCCGAGTGGAATCGCGATGTGATCGAGCAGGAGGTCAGGCGACTCGGCTGTCTTCCCGCATGCTGCCGCCAGCAACGGATGGAGATACGCGGGCCGTCTCCTCATGCGCCAGCGACCACACATCTCTGGCATCGCGATTCTGATACGGATGTTCCTGACGCACCAGGACGTCTGACGCATCTCGTCATGTGGGCCAGTGAAGACCCAACGGAATTTGTGAACGAGACCGGCATGATTCAGTCGTTCGAGCCGTACGACCTCGTGTGGATGGATAACGTCGCATGGTGGCATCGTTCACCGCCAGCGGCGAATCATCTAACGCGCTGGTTTATCGGGATACGGTGTAACGGATGCACCTGAAGTGTAAGGTCTGCGAGCAGGTTCAGACGGTCAGCACGGCTGATGAAGCCGACGAGGATGCGCGCTCGCAGCTCATTCGGCGCATGTTCCGTGCAGAGCATGTGGCATCCTGCGGTGACGGCGCGGTCTCGCTCATTCTCCGGTCGCTCGAAGCCACGTATGTAGACCCTGAACTGTGGAACCGCTACTTAGACACGCGGATTGTCCCCGGCGATGTGACCGTCCAAGCGGACGGCTTCTTCAGTCGTAGGATTCTCCGAGATGGTGTGGCGCATCAGGTGCGCGTCTGCGAGGACTGCTGGAAGATCATTCCTCGCTACGTGGACTACCCAGCCGGACTCGTCTCACCGGAAAGCGACGGGGCCAATGGCACCGTACCGAAATGGCGACCAGGCACCGTTGAAACAGAAAACCCCGATCGGTCTGCCGCCGCGTACCATCTCTTTAAGGCTGTCTGTGTGCCGTGCTACATCGCAGCGTTTCACCGCGTCTATCCAGAGGCGACCTTAGCGCCGATGAGCGAGATGGTCATTGGAGACGGTACGCCCATTGAGCCAGAGCCTCCAGTTGAGGCTGAGACACTTGGCCGCGTCTCGCTCTCCATGCCACGCGTGCCAGAGTTGGCGTAATGGACATCTATATTCCCCAAGGCATCGTTGATGACTACGCGGACGCGAAGTGGGAGACAAAACCTCACGGCATCATCTTTGTGGATGGCAAGGAAGTCGCCCACACGCTGAAATGTCCGCATTGTGGAGGCCAGTTCGTCTCACGCGCTGGATCGGGACATCACCGGACCTACTGCTTCCGTCATCAGGCCGTGACATGCGGATCGGCCTCCTGTTCGCACGATTGCGTAGACATCTACACGATTGAAGGCACCCTCTCTGTGAGGGAGTACTAGTGGCCCAGCACGCGCGGCCGGTTGGGCCAGTGATCAACGCGCAAGCCACGATCACCTCCAGCATGTTTGCGGGATCGGCGCCGCCGCGTAATCGTCAACTGCTCGGGCCGAAGATACCGCTCCCGGTCGTCCAGCAGACACCCGTCGCGAACACGTTTACGTCGAGCATGTCAGCTGGCTACCATCCAGATAGCCCAGTCCTGTTCTCGACACGGAACAAGCTCGGGCAAACGCTGCTTCAGCCCACGCCGGTCGCGGCGGCGTTCACCTCCAGCATGTCCGATGGGAACAAGCCCGCACGCAATCGGGCCTTCCCGCCACAGAACGAAGGCTGGTTCGCGCAGGATGGCACGACCGCCGCCGTCGCGCCGTTTACGTCCAGCATGGTCGATGGCTGGCATCCCGATCGGAACCGCGCCTTTCCGCCGAAGAATCTCGGGTGGTCGGTCGTCCAACCGACGCCGGTCGCCAATCCCTTCGGTCCTGAGATGGCTGATGGGTGGTATCCCGATCGCAATCGGCAGTTCCCACCGAAGAACCTCGGCTTGTCGGTCTCACAGACGACGTTCGACCAGCGACCGTTCAGCGTGGACATGGCGCAAGGCTGGACACCGGCTCGGTATCGCCAGTTCCCACCGAAGAACCTTGGCTGGTCGGTCGTGCAGAGTACGCCTGTGGCGGCGCCCTTCGGGCCAGAGATGGCGCAGGGTTGGCTCCCAGCACGTTATCGCGCGTTCCCACCGAAGAACGAAGGACTCAGCGTCTCGCAGACGACATTCGTGGCCGGCGTCAGCGTCGAGATGATGCAGGGATGGTTGCCCGCTCGGTACCGCCAATTCGCACCGAAGAACCAAGGACTCAGCATCGTGCAGGCCGTGCCAGTCGCCGCGCCCTTCAGCCCTGAGATGGTGCAAGGCTCGTTGCCGATCCGGTACCGCCAGTCTCCACCACACAATCAAGGGTGGTACACGGCCCAACTGGCCGATATCATTCGCCGCGTGCTCTATCGCTACAAAGCGCGCGTGCGTCCAGACGATCGCACGGCGATCGTGGAGAACGACCATCCACCGATGCGCCGCATGATGATTCGGAAGACGCCGTGAAGCAAGTCATTCTGAGTCGCACCTACAACCTCGGGTTGGCCGATGGCAGTACCAAATGGGCCACGCTCAGAGGCGGCGGCGTGGGCATTGCGTGGGCGCAAACGAGCGCGACCTTTATTGAACAACGGACGCATCCGTGGTCCGTCGCGGGCAGTTTCAAGAACTTCTACTGCCGCATGTTCGCGCCGCCTCAGAATGCGGCCTCGATTTCATGGACCGACACCACGTACACGCTCTACAAAAACGGCGTCGCGACGGCGCTCGCCGTCACGGTGCCGGCCGCTGGTCCGGTCTCTGGGAATGACTTCGCCTCAGCCTCCTCGAATATCTCTGACAGCGTGTCCGTCAGTCCAGGGGATTCGCTCACCGTCGCGCGCACGCCAGGAGAGACCATTTCAGGCATTCTGAACGGCGCCAGCGCGAATATGATGTGGTCGATCACCTTTGAGAGCACAAATACCGGCGAAAGCGGGTACGGGTCGGGCGGCATCGGCCTCCTGAATAACGCGAACCAGTACTGCTGCGCGCCCTTCAATGGTGACGGCACGGCCTTCGTCGCGTCGAGTGATGCGATTACCGATACGACCTCCCACAGCATTGTGCCAGTGGCAGGGTCACTCTTTCGGCTCGACGTGCGACTTGATCCAGCCCCAGGCGCGGGCCAATCGCAGACGTTCGTGTGTGCCGTGAACGGCGTGCAGCAGGATGGCACAGGCGGCACGCCGAATACGACCTTGGTGGTGAGTGGCACGTCCACAACTGGCGCGAGCACGTTTGACCTCCCGCTGATCCCGCTCGACCGTCTCTCGGTCTATAAACTGGTGCCGGTCTCGTCGCCGGTCCAATCGACCATCTCGGTCTCGGTGGGCTTTCGGGCCAGCGTGGATGGACAGTCCTGTCTCTGCTTTGACAGTCACGGAGCCTCACCGTCAGCTCTTGGCCTGACGGATATTGTCGCCAGCGAGAATACGGGATTTTCGCAATCGACCGCGAACTCACCAGAGCCGTCGATTCCCCCAAATCCCCGCTGGCCGGCCGATGAATCGCTCATCTGGTTACCAGGAGGCATTGACCCGTTCAATCTGAGTGGCTACTGCATCAATATCGGGTCCTCTCCAGGCGCGTCGAAACATTTGGTCTACACCACGCGCAAGTCCGGCGTGCAAGTCGCGCCCACGCTCGATATGACCGGTGCGTCTGGCACCAGTTCCGTCTTGCAGCAAGATAATGCGGGTAACGTGGACTTCGCAGCCGTGTCTGACTATTTGGACATGGACTGCGTGGCATCCAATACGCCCAACTCGTCAGCGGTGGGGTGGGCATGGTTGATGACGACTGGCACAGCCGGGACGCCGCACCTGACCGTGCTCAAAAGCCATGTCGATCCGTTCTATCAGGGCCAGAATGGCGCGATCTTCACCATCGACGTGAGTAACACCGGAGATGCTCCGACGGTCGGCACGCAAACCATCACCGATACGCTGCCGGCCGACTTTACCCTCGTCTCGATGAGCGGCACGGGTTGGAGTTGCATCGCCAACGTATGCAGCCGATCCGATGTCCTTGCAGCCGGCGACTCGTATCCGCCGATTACGGTCGTGGTGAATGTGTCGCCCACGGCGACGACGCCTCAGACGAATCTGGCGAATGACACGCCAGACATCGTGATTGTGAACGCGCCGCGCCTCGGCTACCGCTATATTATGAAAGTCGCTCCAGAGAAGAGAGGCGCGAGTCCTCGGCCCGATCTACCGCCGTATCGCATTATGCGGATTCCAGGGAGTGACCAGTGACGACGCAAGCGAATCCGATCGCGGTCTTCAGCAAGGACCCCGGAGCCGAACTCGATTACACGATGGACTGGCAACAGTGGATGCCGCCACAAGACCGCATCGTGAACGTGACCTGGACGATCAGCCCAGCCGGCACGCTGCTGAATGCGGCGAACAGCTTTTCCACGACCGACACCACGATCTGGTTGAGTGCCGGGACGGACGGCCTGACCTACGATGTCACCTGTGAAATCACGACGAATGAAGGGCGCATTGACGATCGCACCTTTCGCGTGGAAGTGGTGAACCGATGAGACTCGTTGACCTCGAATCCACCGTCTACGAACGTCTGAACTATGCCACGAACCCCGATCCCTTGGTGGTAAACCGCATTCGGCGGGCCATCAACGAGACGCACCGGAGCATCCTCGGGATGCGTGGATTCGACCGGCTCAGGCGCGCGAATCTAGAGTTCAACTCGATCGCGAACGTGCCGTACTGTTCGCTGCCTGAAGCGGCGGTGAAAATTCACGGCATCGCTGACCGCACGCGCAAACTCCTCCTGAGAGAAGTCAGTATTCAGGATGTCCGCTACTCGGACCCTGGTCTCACGGCCATCACGGCGTATCCCTACGAATACTTCGTGGATAGCTACGCAGCGCCGGTCAGTCAAGATCCGCCATCGGCCTCTGGGGTCTGGGTGGCGTCAGACTCGACCAGCGACGGCTCTGGCACATGGGCCTATGTGGAAGGCGTCACCTCTGACGGCGCGTATCGACGCGGCAAGGTCGCGCTGAATGGGTTGACCGCGACACAGGTGGACAGCAACATTTCGACGTGGATCAAGATTACCAAGTTCTACGTCACGGCAGCGCCTATTGGGACAGTGAGTCTCTATGGAGACCTCCTCGAAACGATTCCGCTCGCGATTATCGCTCCACAGAACCTCACGGCGCGGTACACGCGCATCGGACTACATCCGACACCAACCGGCGTCGTCACCTACAACGCCGACGTGGAGCTGCATGTTCACGACATGAGCATCGCCAGCGATGAGCCCTTGATTCCAGAGGACTTTCATTGGCTCGTGGAGTCAGGGGCGCTCATTCGGGAATACACGAAACGCGAGAAGGTTGCGCTCGTCCAGTTAGAGCAGGCGCGGTTCGCGAAGGGCATCGCGGACATGCGCTCCTTCGTGCGGCAGACGAGCGGCTCCACGGCCAACTCGCGCCGGCCGACACGGTTCACCACGTTGCAGCAGACGGGTGTCTACTACCCGCCAGGGTCCTAATGGCCGCTGCGACCGGACAAGCCGTCCCGATCATTCTCGACCTCACGGGAGGCCGCAACGGAGGAGACTCGCCCCTCGCGGTTCCACAGAACCAGTGTGTCGAAGCGGTGAATGTGGATTGGGAAGTCGGCCAAGTGGCGAACCGGCGTCATGGCGCGACGTCCTTGGCGCTCACTGGCGGCACGGCGCCCACGGCTCCGATTCAATACGTCTGCCGCTATCAGCCTGGTGCCGATGAAACCTTAGCCGAGTTCTGGCTGGTGGACAGCGCCGGCACGCCAGTCGTCAAGCGACTCGCGGCCGGGACGAGCTGGGCTGACGTCACGATGACGGACAACATTGCGGCAGAAGCCCAGAATATCCAGACCGCCACGCTCAACGGAAAGTTGTTCATCGCCTACAAGTCGGCCGTGGATCGACTGCACTGCTACGATCCGAACCTCTCATCCCCCACGATTCGGCGCGTCGGGATTGCGCCTGGAGCGGTGGCGCCCACGGTGGCGAACTCGGCTGGTGGCGGGACGTATCCGGCCGTACTCCGCTACTACCGCGTACGCTTCGCGCTGATTGAGACGATCAACGGCATCACCGTTAGGGCCAGTTATTCAGAGCCGACGCCCAGCGTGTCGTTTACCCCTGACGCGGCCCATGCCGCCGCGACGATTACGCGCCCCACCGTGCCGACCGGCGAGACGGTCACACACTGGATTGTCGAAGGCTCAACGGATAATGTCCTCTTCTACGAGTTGAACGCCACGCTGACGGCGGTCTCTGGCACCGTCATCGCCACGACAACGTACGACGATTCCGCCAACCCCTCAACGTACTCATCTAAGCCGCTCTCTGACCTCTTGGGCACCTATACGCTCTGGACGTCCGTCCGCTACCTCCGCAGCGACGGAAACCGCCTGATCGGGGGAGGCGCCTACGCGACGACCGGGAATACCTCCCGTGTCTGGTGGTCGCCCGTGCTCGGCTCAGGAACGGCCGACGATGAGCGTGTGCCGGTCACAGCGACGACGAGCACGACGACCGGCATCAGGAACTACGACGACGTAGGCGAACGCAATGGCGGCGGCATTACGGGCATTGGCGGGCCGGTCTCAGGAAGCCGCATCTACATTTACAAGTACCGCGAAATCCACCAGGCGACTCCGACAGGCGATCCGACTGTCCCCTACCTGTTTCGGAAACTGACGGGTGGGGGACCGAATGGCGCTGGCGGGATTGGCTGCATTGATGCCTCGATGATTATCGAGTCGTTCGATGACGCTGGCAACGCGGCGGTCTACTTCTGGGCGGAAACCGGGGCGTATCGGCTCGGACAGAACGGGCTAGAACGGTGCTATTGGGACATCCGAGACATCGCCAACACCGTGAATTTGTCCGCGACAGTGAAGGTCGGGCATGGTATCTTCTATCCCAAACTCATGCAGGTCTGGTGGTGGCTCTCGGTCAACACCGACAATGAGCCAACCATCCGCGTCAAGTTCGACGTGAGAAAGGGCCGCACGGTGGCAGCGGGGGAAGTCCGCTACGGCTGGTCACAGGATAACGGCCTCTCCTGCCAGTGCCGCACGTCGGCCCTCTTCGCCAATACCGTCGCTGCCGCCATGTCGCGTGACCTGAAGCCCTACGTCGGACGGTCAGGAGTCACGGCGAAGATCCTGAAGTGCGATGCCTCCACGACGACCTTCACTGATGACAGCACGGCCTATCAGGGGTACGTGACGACGCGGCCCCTGATGGCGGCGAATCGTGGAGGACGCCTCTTTGGGATGGACTCTCCGATCATCGTGGCGACGGCCCATCAAGGGATTGAATTGAGTGTCGCGTCGGTGACGAACTTCAATTACGCCACGCGCAAAGCCACGATCGACCTGACGCCGGACGGCACCGAAACGCGCGTGGTGCGGAAGGTGGAAGGGTTAGAAGATGCCGACTTCGACACGGTACAGATCACCGTGGGCGATCCCTTCGCGCAAGACGCCGACTGGACGATTGACCAGATGACGATCCCGCTCGCGGATCACGGACAAAAATAAATGGCTACACGCAGTAACGATCCGTACGATCCGACGCAGTACACGGACCCGAATCAAGATCCGTATCTCGACCTGACGAATCCGACGCCAGGGAACCGTGGCAGCGGCGCACCGACCAGTAGTCCCTACGACAACACGCAGGCGTTCCCGACGCCGACGGCTCCATCAAGTGGCATCAAGCCTGGAGGATTCGGGACCAACGGACCCATCCAGAACCAGAACGAACCGGGGCCTGTCACGTCTGAGCCTGGACCTGGCACGACTACCAGTCCGACGACCACCACGACGACCTCTCCGACAACTGGTACAGGTGGCTTCAACGCGACTAGCCCGTTCTCAGGTCTCAGCCTTGAAGATACGTGGGCCAAGCTCACCGGATCAGGCGCGGCCACGCCCAGCATCTATGACCACGCGGCGTTGAACCAGATGGTCAGTCAGTTGAAGACCTTGGGATACAACGCGGTGCCAGGCGCGATCGATGAGTACGGTCGGCAGGACAGTATCCGCATCAACGGTCAGTTGTACCGTGTGATTGACTCTAGCGGGAAGTGGGCCTTTGTCCCGTCAGACGACAACTATAGCGCGTGGGGAGGTTCTGGCGGTGGCGGCACGCAGCCGGCCGGCCAAGGGGCTGGCACAGGTGGCGCGGATATTCAAGGACTGCTGTCCCAACTCCTCGCTGGACAGGACACCGGACGGCAGGGCGATTTCTTCAATCAACTCCAAGGACTGATCGGTCAATACGGCCAGCCTGTGACGGCACAAGATCCGGTCATCAAGAATCAGGTGGATGCGTTTGGCGCGGCCCAGCAGCGAGGTGCAGAACAAGGGCAAGCCGCGCTCGCGGAAGCCAACGCCTACAAGGGCATCCCCACAGGAACGCAGGACGCCGGCACGGCCGCAGGGTACGAATCGGCCGCGTTGAATACCGGCCAGTTCCAAGCGAGTGAAATCCGCAACGAATTGACGCAGCGTCGGAGTTATCTCCAACAGACGCTCTCGCTCTATGGCGGTCAGTTGTCGAGCGAGCAGGCCAGGATGCTCCAAGCGCAGATTGCGGCGATCAACGCGCAGTTGTCGAATCAGCAGATGACGAACCAGAACAACCAGTTCTATGACCAACTGGGTCTGTCGGCAGCGCAGCAGGAAGCGCTCCTGAACGCGCAGTTGATTGCGGCGATGAGCGGCGGCTAAACCATGCCAGGGATGGAAGTCAGAATCTCGAATCAGCACACCGACCGGATTCAAGATCCGGCCGTGAAGGCTGCATTGGATGATCTGATTACCTGTCTCCAGTTGATCTTCAATGCGCGACCCGAAGGGTACGTCGCGTCAGGGCGCTCGCCTGGGTTCTCGCCTGTCCTCCCTGATGATCCGACGAAGTTCCTTGACGGCAGTGGGCAATACTCCTCTCCGAGTAGCGTCATCAAGACACAGCTCGTCCCAGGAGAACCAGGCGAAGACGGCGAAGATGGTATCCCAGGCAGCGGCGGCAGTATCCCTGGACCTACGGGCGCCACTGGCGCGGCCGGATCAATGGGCGCGATGGGGATTCCCGGCGACGACGGCGAAGACGGCATGGTCATTCCCGGTCCACCTGGCGTGGCTGGCAGCATCGGCGGCGGGGCGCTCACGCAGATTCAGCAGATCGTGACCTCCTCGACCACCTCGGTCGATTTCACGTCGATTCCAGGGACCTATAATTCGCTGCTCGTCACCTACACAGCCCAAGCGACACCGGCCAGCACGGGTGCGGAGAACTTTCGCTGCAAGGTGAACAACGACGGCACGAGCGGGAACTACACGACGAACGTGGTCTCAGGGTCGAACAACGGATCGGCCTACCTGAGTGGCACCGCCGCGAGCACAGACGGGGGCTGGATCGGGATCGTGCCGGATTCCAACAATACGAGCATCGACGCGAGTGGCTATCTCCTGATCGTCGGCTACAAGGACACGACGTACCACAAGATGATCATGGCCTTCAACTGCGCGGAACAAGGATCGGGACCGTTCGTCGTGATGAGCAACTTCCGATGGAAGGACACGTCAGCCATCACCCGCCTGACCTTGCGCGCCGAGGGGACGAGTCTGGTGGATAACGGCGTCTTCACGCTCTACGGCATTACGTAAAGGACCGACACTATGGCAGGGACGATTAAACGCATCGCAGGGCCAGCCTATCTGGCGTCAAGCGCCACAGACATTTACACGCCGGCCGCGTCCACCATCTACACGGTCATCAAGCAGATCCACATCGCCAACGTGACAAGTGGAGCGGTGACGTTCACGCTCTACATCGGCGCGACGGGTGGATCATCTGGTGGCACGGAAATCGAGAAGGGCTTCTCGGTGGCGGCGAATAGCGATTACGACCGCTACTTCTCGCCAGGCATCAAGATGCTCTCGACGGACTTTCTCTCGGGCTTGGCCTCGGCCGGATCGTCCCTGACGATCACGGTGATGGGTGAACAGGTGGTGGTGTAATGAACTTCGCACAGGGAGGACAGGCGCACACGGACGCGGCGGCACGTGTACAAGCCTTCATCGACAGCGATCCACAGATCCAAGCGTGGAAAGCGAATCCCTCATCGGCCATTCCGGGCGCCAACTTCTTCGTCGGGCCGCAAGCGCAACAGATGGTCGAAGCGAGGCTGAAGGCGGCGGGCATCGAGGTGCCAGACGGCTTCGTGCTGGGGGGTGACACCAACGTCACGAAGGACGCCGGATTCGACTGGAAGCCCATTCTCGGCATGGGTGCCTTAGTCTCTGGAGGATTGCTCGGTCCAGCCTTATTGGGCGGCGGCGCGGGCGCGTCTGCGGCCGGCGCTGGTGGGGCTGGTGCGGCTGGCGGGGCGGGAGAATTTGCGGCCCTTGGCGGCACGATGGGCCTTCCGGCTGGCTTGAGCACAGGGGCGGTCTCAGGTGTCGGGGCTGGGGCAGGAGCCGCAGGGACGGCTGGATCAATTCTCGGCGGCGCGAGCAAGGTCGGTAGCATTCTCGGGAAAGCGGAGAACATCGGGAAGACGCTCTCGCCCATCCTTGGTGGGGCCGCAGCAGGCGCACAGCAGGGTCAGCAAGCGAATGATCTCCTCCAACTGCGCGGCGCTCAACTCGGCCTTGAGGCTCCACAGCAACGGCTGAATACCTCCGTGCGTGCCTCGATCGCCGCGAACGCGAAACCGATTCAGATCACGAGTGGCCCATCACCGTTTGCCCATGCGCCGGCGGGCAGCACGATGATCCACTACACCAATTCGCTTGGGCCGCAGGACATCTCACCGAACACGCGGGCGCTCGCACAGAACATCATCGCCCAGCAGTTACAGGAACAAATGTCACCCAATCATGGCTTGCCCACGGTCGGGCAAGGCAGCACGGCTGGGAACATCTTAGGCGGGGCGGCACTCGGATCAGGCATCCTCGGCGGTCTCAGCACGCTGCGAGGACAGGGCGCATCACAACCGCCGATCAACATCGATCCGGGTCAGTTCATAGACCCAGGCATTCTCAATGATCCCTCGCGTGACTTCATTGATCCAGGGATTCTGTCATGAGCGGATTTGATCTCCTTGGCGCAGGAGCAGGAGGAGCAGGAGGACTCGAAGTCCTACTCGCACGCCTCCGTGCTGAAGAGGATCAGAAGCAGGCCGCGAAGCGTACGGGCATCGCGCAACAGGAAGCGGACCAGCGTTTGCAAATCGCGCAAATGAATAACGATCGGATGCGTGAGCAGAATCAGCTCATGGGTCTGAATCGACTCGATGCGCTCAAAGCGAATGAGGGGATCAAGAACGAAGACCAAGCCCGCAAGAACTATGACCTCCTCGGGCCTGGCCGTGACGTGTCGGCAGGTACGCGTAATCAGATGGTCGGCGCTGGCATTTCGCCAGAGCAGTTCACGACACCTCCAGAGACAGCGACGGTCCCCTCCTCGATCGCGCTCTCAGGCGTAGAGGAACAGGCGCCGATCGCAGGCACCGTGCCGAATGCGCCAGCGCCCTCGATGATTCCGTTCAAGGCGGTTGGCACACCAGAACAAATCCTCGCGCAGAACAAAGCGAATCAAGGACCGACCGTCAAGGAGCCGACGCCGAAGTCTCTCCAGTCGAAGGCATTCCTGCTGAATAACAAGATTGTGATGGGAGCGTTCGATCCCGAAAGCGGAGGATATTCATTCGCCGGAAAGGATGTCACAGGACAGGCCGAAGGTATCCGCGAAGGAACGGGGCAGCAACCGGAGCATACGACGCAACTCGTTCCTGAAGTCGATCCGGGAACGGGACGTCAGACCGGCAATTACTTCGCTTACGATCCGAAGGCACGCAAGTTCCTGCCGGTGTCAGGTACGGCGCCAACCGGGACGAAGGCGCCGCCTGGTGCTGCACAGGACGCACAAAAAACGTCGGATCGAACGGCGGCTGTCACCACGCTCGGACGACTTGATGGAGACATTGACGCCGCCGATAAGATCGGCGCGTTGGGTCCCATCGGTGGTCGGTTGGCCGACTTAGACCAGCATATCGGAGATCCCAATCCAGCCGTGTCCACGCTCGCCACGCGCATGTTGCTGGCGAAGATGAAAGTCGATGCCGCCATTGGCGGCCTCAGAGCGGCGGCAAGTCCACAAATCTTGGCACGATGGGACAATCTGCTCGCCGCGAAGCTGACAAAGGAAAATCTTCACGCGGTCGTGCAAGTCATGCGCGAGATGATGGGCGATGCGGGCACCTCAAAGAGCGGCAGCGGGGGCGGTCTGAGGATTCTGAGCGTCACGAAAGACTGAGATGCCAGATACCTACACGGTCAAGCTGTCAGACGGGCGCACCGTCAAGCTGCAATCTGACCATGAACCGTCAGAATCCGAGATTCTGTCTGCCCTCGGTTCAAGTGACGCGCCGAAGCCCTATCAAGGACGCGACGTCCGTGGCGACAGTCTGAGAGCCTTGCAGGCGACGAGCGGAGGGGAAGACCAAGCCGACGCGCCGAATCACCCGATCCTTGATGCGCTCAGCCACGCAGCCTATCCGCAATCGGCTGGAGACATGCTCTCGCTCCTGATCCCATCAGGCGTGGCAGAAACGGCTGGCACGGCCGCTCGGATGCTGAAGTCAGGCTTCCGTGGGGCTGGCGAACAAACAGGCGTGGCTGGGCGTCTGCGTGGCTTTATGGGCGGAATGGTGGATGACGCGACCGGCGTCAATGCCGCTAAGCAGTCTGTCCTGCGAATGCAGACCACGCCGAATACGAGCGGGTACACGCCGGGTCCTGTCCCAGAGGCGCCAGGCGAAGCCCTACCAGGACTGACGGGAGACACCGGCTCGACAACCTCTCGGTCGATGAGTGAGCCGCCCATGAATCCCGGTCAACGCGAGGTGTATCGAGTGGCCGCGCAGCGGGCGAGAGAAGCCGACCAAGCGAGCCTCGTGACGCCAAAGGGCGCCGACATTCTGGGACGTGTGAAACCGCCGCCAGTCGCGCCTGAGATGCCTCCAGAACTGTCGCAGATGCAGTCAACGTGGCAGCAAGCCGCCGCGCAACGGTCACAGCAGATGAAGGCGGCAGAGCCATTCCTGCAAGCCGTGGAACTCGGCGCACCGAAAGGCTCGTACAGCGCGAACTTCGTAAAAAGCCTACGCGATCAGATCGCACAAGGGCGGAATCTGTCGCAGTCGCAGATGCAGACACTTCAGAACTTGAGCACGCAGCTCCCGGCAGATACGCAGCAGACGATTCTTCGGTTGCTCACGGAACAGATGGGCCAGAAATAGGCGTCAGTATTGCAGAGGCGTACCCCCTCAGAAAATAGTGTGCAAAAGGGGGCGAGTAATGACGGCAGTTCCTTTACCCTTAATGAATCCTATGGCAGAGGTCACGGCGGCAGAGTTCTATCGGGCCTTAGATGAGCTAGGGCGCCGGTTGTCGGACCATATGGACTACAAGTACCAGATGGTCGCGAATGCCTTGGAAGAACACAAAGCCGAAGACCGAAAGATTGCCGATGCCGTCCTGCGGTTGACGACGCAGCGGGATGCCGATGAGAAGCAGACCATGAAGACCTCCGCGTGGGTCGCGCTTGTGGTCTCCTCGGGCCTTGGCGCGGCCTTTAAATGGATCTTGAAGTGAACATATGGGACAACTGATTGCGTTTTGCTCGGCGCCATTCGGCCGTATTGGTAGCGATGATTTCCGGCAGATCGGGATACTGACCACCCAGCCGAATGGCTATTCCACGGTGACGTGGGGACCAACGGCCGGCAACGGGACCGTGCCTCAGAATCCAGGGACGATTCTGGGGCTGAGTCCTGATGGCAGTTATTCGGCAGGACCAGCCAATGCGATCGGGAACGGGCAACAGTTCAAGCTGGTGGACGGCTGTCTCGTCATCCGGCCGAATATCAGCATCAACGACGGCTCGGTGTTGATCCCTGGGGCGCCCACGATCGCCTACGTCATCGCGGCACGGGCACTGTGAGTAGTCTGCTCCTGCTCTCGTCGTCAAGCGGCGGCGGTGGGGCTGGGGAGACAGGCCACATCCACATCGACGGATTGGTCTTTCGCGATGAGGCTGGCGCCATCTGGCCGTGGCGCGGCTTCACCGCGTTTACGCTGTACCTCATCTGGTTGGATCAGGGCGCGGCTGGCGTGGATGCCGTGGTGTCTGGCTGGCTCTCTGCGTGTGGGCCAGTGAAGCCGAACGTGCTCAGGGTCCTTGGGATGGTCGATTCCTTCGCCCACCTCTGGCCGCAGGAGCATCCCGACTACTACGACCAACTGCAACCCTTCGCGCGGCATCTGTGGTCACGCTTCGCGATCCGTATCGAGTTCGTCATCTTCGCGGACAGCGGCATCATCATGTCGGATCTACGGGAGCAGGACGCACACGCCTTCCAAGTCACCCGCGCACTCGAAGCCGAACCGAACGTGTTCTTCGAGATTGCCAACGAACCGTCTCAGCATGAGAACTTCCCAGGCGGTGACGAGCGCGCGTACGACATGTACCTCTGGCTGAGCCTGCCGTCATTGATGATTGCGACTGGCGCTGGTGATGGCACCAACCACGGCGACTATACGACGCCCCACACGCCTCGGGACGACCAGTGGCCCAGGAAGGCGAAAGACCTTCTCGACGTCAGGGACATCTCGCATGTGCCATCTGTCGGAGACGAACCGATGGGCGCCGCTGAAGTCTTCATCGACGGGAAGCGCGATACGAATCCACGCAACTTCGCGGACTACGCGGCGACGGCGCAGTTAGAGGGAGCAGGGTCCACGTTCCATTCCGACGCCGGCATCAATGGCACGCCGATGGGTCCGGTGACGGCCTCGTGCGCGCAGGCATTCTTCGCGGCGGCAGCCTGGGTGCCTCCACAGTGCCAGATTGAACCGTTCATGCGCGGGCAGATCAACACGCCGTGTACGTGGACGCATGCGCCTGGTGATGTGCCGGGGCCATGCCAGCATGATGACGCGATCGAGATACGGAGCTACGGCAAGATCATCGAACCGCAGTGCTGGGTGACACAGGTGCAGACGCAGCGAGCGGCGCCGACGCCCTGCCCTGGATGGGTCGTAGACGCGCCTGGGCCGTCGCAGGGCCTCACGGTTTTTCGTCGGGCCTAGTGGCAGTCCCTCTGGGGAAGATTGATTTGCGGCCCTGCTGGGGGCATGGCCGACGCAGCGGGGATGTGTATTGGCTGCGGCCCACGGCGGATCGGCGGCGCGGGGGACGGACGACGCCACGGCTGGCGCGACGGATTACGGACGCGAAGCGGAAACTGAAGGAGCCAGAATGCCTGTCATTACCTTGCTGATCTATATCGTGCTCGTGGCCTTGCTCGGGTTTCTCGCCGTGTGGGTGCTCGGGAAGTTGGCGCCTGGGCATCCGGCCATGATTGACAACGTGATTTGGGTGATCGTCGTGCTGGTGATCGTGCTCGAGGTGCTGCAAGCCTTCGGGTTGCTGGGAGCCGGGCCTGTCGTGCCGCGCCTGCGCTAGTGGCGCTCAGTCAGAGCTCACAAACCACGGCGGGGTGGGTCGTCTTCATTGCTGGGATCGGCATGATGGCGGCGATGATGGCGGTGGACATCGCCCAACTGATGAACTGGAATGAGGCCATGACGCCCGCCTTCGTGGGCACCTGTATCGGTCACTTTGGCGCCGTCATTACGGCGTTCGTCGGCGGCAAGCTGATCCCGGAAGGGCGCGATCCGGGGACGCATACGAGACAAGAGGACCCGAAACCATGAAGAAGCACAATCCGGCCGACCTGACCGGCCGCAATCTGCGGGCGCTGAAGAAGCGCGAAGTCATTGCGAAGGACATGCTGATCAATCGGGCGGGGTCACTCGACCACCGGCTGACGAATCTCAGCGATCTGGTGGATTCGGTGATCCGTCGGCTAACGGCGCTTGAGGTGATTGTGACCGGCAAGGGGGCCAAATGAAAACCGTGACGCTGACCGCTTTCCTGCTCTGTGCCTCTATCGTTGGCCTCTCGGTCGGATGCGGCCATACCCCGCCCATCCTGACGCCTGGGGCGGCCACAGCGCTCACGAATGGCCTGTCGGCCCTGTCTACCATCCTGCGAGCCCAAAACGCGTCTCCGGGCATCCTCGCCGCGATTAGCGATGCCCAGGTGGCGATTGCCCAAGACGTGACGGGGCACTCATGGGGGCAGATTACGCGGACCTTGCTGGAGGAACTCTACAGCCAACTGCCTGCGGACGTGCTCAATCGGCCGGTAGTTTGGGCGAGCTTAGCGGCGATTGAGGTGGTCTTAGCAACGATCGGAGTTTAGCTTCGAGGATCTGGTAGTCGCGCATGGTGGCATAGAGCGCGTCATTAAAGAGGCGGGCTTCGGCTCGCAGAGTCTCAAGTTCGGCGCGTTCGTCGTCAGTCATGGGTGCGTTGCACGTATTGTGCATCCTCGTCTGCCCGGTCGCGCTCGTCTAACTGCTTCGTCAGCATCTCCAGGCTGCGTCTGAGTAAGGCGTTCTCCTGCTGGAGACGGGAGACGGCTTCTGGCAGTTGGTCAAAATTGAGGGTGTCATCTCCAAGCGCAGACCGCACAGCCGATAACCAGACAGCCGCTTCATCGGCTCTGTGCTGGAGACGGGAGACGTCGGCCGATAACTCTGAGATGTTGCGCTCGTAACTTCGCAGCGAGTCCTGCGTAGCCGCGTTAGCGTTCTTCTCAAATTCACGCTCGGCGTGGAGACGGGAGACTTCGGCGCGTAACCGCTTAATCCTTGGCGCACAGACACATCCAGACTCACCGGCAGGTTTAGATCGGTCGCCGCTGCAAATCAGAAGATGAGCATATTCGCCATTCGGCAGTTGTGTGCCTTGGATATAGGCATCCAACCATTGCTCACGTTCTCGCTGGAGGCATGTGGGGGTGTCGTCAGGGGGGCGGGACGCGGCGGTCATAAGCGGCACACTCGGCATTTTTGCAGTTCAGGATGATCAAACAAGGCCATCTGGTCGGATTCCCCTCTCGGGATGTAGCCGTCGTTGAACTTCTCGGCTAATTGGATGAGTGACGCGGGTTGTGTGTCCCGTGACGGGGACCGGAAGGTGTGGCCGGTCTGCTGTTCCCAGAAGATGGCGCGTTGATACGACGCTGGCTGATCGCGCCAGAGCCGTCGCCATTCGCCAAGCGTCTGGTCATAGCACCATTCGCAATCGGTGCGGGCCGGAATCGTGACGCCGCGATGGTGCAAGTAGTCCAGCACGTCCGCTTCGCCCCAGCCCCACCGACGGAGCGGGAAGTCAGACTGCACGTCGTCGCTGTAGATCCCTTCGCGCATCTCCTCGTCCGCCCGAAGCCCCACATACAGGACGGCTGGCGAGACGGACTTGATATAGGCAATGGTCGGTTCGATCTTGAGCTTGCGCGTACACCAGCGCATCCGATGGGACGGCAGCGCGTGCTGGTCCTCGATGAGACCCTCCAGCGTGCCAGCCGTGAGCCGCTGCAAGGGTTGACCGAGCAGGACTTCGAGGTGTGCCCAATGCGCCATCATGCTCGCCGGTTCGTTCCCGGTCGGCGTGCAGATGTAGACATACGGCTGCGGTTCCAGTTCGGCTAAGCGGAGGGCCATCGCCGTGGAGTCTTTGCCGCCACTTAAGCCGACCACGTGCGTTGGGGGGCGGGACTCAGACATCAGCTACCTCCGCTTCCGTTTCTTGATCCAGATCGCATACAGCCCGCACGAGGGACATTGAACCTGCTTGTGTGTGAACATCTTCCGGTCGGCCCAATCGTGCCACTGCACGTAGCCGGTCGGGCATTTGGTGTGCTTCGCCACGTTGGGACACACCTTCGCGCCGGTCATCACGTCCATGTCTTGCGCGAATTGCCGTCTAGTGCTCATGGGTCGGTCCTCTCAGTGCCCGCCGCCCTACTTACGCTTCTTCGAAATGAATGACTTTGGACCTCGGACGGCACCTTCATCGACGCGCTTGTAAATCGCGCACCGTTGCCCCGGCTCCATTGACACCACACCATCAGTGTAGACGCACAGATAATCGTCCTCACCATCGGCGTTCGGCTCATACGCTACGTGAACAATCGCTGGAAACTTCTTCTGGCTCATCGCGCCTCCTCGGGGCCGTCAGGGGCCACTTGATTGACCGCTTCAATAGACTGCTGACGATGGGCAGCACAAAGCGCGTTGTTCAACTTGACGCACTTCTTGGCTACACAGCGCCACCAGCCGGACGCCATGCCGTTGGTCTTATGACCGTAACAGCGATAACAGAAATGCTCGTGCGCCTTCTTGCTCATCCCTGCTCCTGCGAGGGGCCGTCAGTAAACCGTCGTAGATACGCTGGAATACGACGGCTCCATGCGGTAAATGGATTCTCTCCGGTCGGGCCGGTGGGACGCACCCACGGACTACGCGGGGTCACCTGTGCGATGCCCGTCTCCTGCATTTGACGCAGAGCGCCACACTGGTAGCACCACTCATGCGAGCCGCCAGCAATCAGCCACGAATTACGATGCCGACACGTCATCTCGCTACTCCTTGGGGGAGGGGCCGTCCGCCGCCGCCAGCGCCGCCTTGGCAACTAGAGCCGCTTCCTGACAGCACCCACAACAACTACTATTCGCAATCGACCGCAATGCCGTCTCCAGCGCGGGCAGCGCCACGAAGGCGCGGGCGTCCGCTTCCTCACGAAACTCAGCGACGACGTTGCCGTCAGGATCGGTGAGGTTCCACCACGAATAGCGGCCTCTCAGCCTGAGCTGTTCCACGGTGAGCGGGGCGGGGGTCCTCGGCATCAGTCCTCCGCTTTCACATACCGCTGTTGCATCCCACCACCCCACGGGAGCTTGCGACGGTTCTTCAACCGACACCAGGCCGCATAGACGCGATCGGCCTCCTCGCAGCCTTGCACGATCACCCGTTGCACCTTCGTTGGCGGTACGCCGGACCCTCGGATCATGGCCCGCTGCCAGTCATCATTGTCGGAGCAGTTCAACGTCAGCAGCACCGGGAACATGGGTCTCATAGTTTGAACGCGAGATAGCGTCTCTCGCCCTTGACAATCAGCTCCCCATCAGCCGTTCGTGGCTCAATCGTGATCTTCCCGGCATGTAACAGTTGGTGATGCGCTGGACAGAGCGGGACGCGGTTCGTCGGTTCGTACTTGAGACGAATAGAGCGCGAACGATAGACGATATGGTGCTGATGCGTTCCAGCTTCCTTGCAGCCAGGCACGCCACAGAAGATGCCGTAGAGCCGTCGCACTTCCGCCCGACAGTGCCGCTCGCGCTCCTCGGCGGTCAGTCGCTTGTCGCGTTGGGCGACGACGCGTGGCGCAGGCTTGCCGTACTTCAGCATCGACGTGTCAATGCCCATTCGCTGCTCGATCCTTCGCCACTCGTGCGAGACCGCCCTTCCGTGAAATGGCTCGACGTTGCTCAGCCGTCAGACGCTCACTGCGCGCCTTCCCGCCGAGCTTCCCTGCTTCACTGAGACTCATCGGCTTTCGCTTCATTGAAGACAGCCTAGCATGTTGGCAGGTTGACACGCAAGCGGATTATCGCGTAGACTCTCGGATATGGCGAATGTGTTTCCACTCTTACGGACGTGTGACGAGATTGAAGACCTCATCGGGACCATCGAAGGCGAGATCCAACGGGCCACGCATGTAGACGAAGCGTTACGGTTGCGGCATCATCTCGGGCAGCTCTCGAAGTCGATCATGGCGGCAGAGGATAAGGCGGGACGGAAAGCGGATCGCTTAGTCAAGGAGAGCAAATGAGTCTCAATCATGTGTATGAACCGTCGCATTCCGCCTCGGAGATTGTCCGCGTCATTCGTGCCGTGGAAGGACCGGCCGCGATCGAATGCCTCCGAGACGTGCTCGACCTGGCCTACATCAAGGGCAAGCTCGATGGCGTCACGGATGGCATTAACGCGGTCGCCACGGGAATCAATGCCGTTGTCGAAAGTGTCGCCAAGTGAGAGCCTTCTGGCGTCGTCGCTCGTCGGTCTCGCTTGACTGGCTCCGCAACCATGATCGCACCGCGCACCGAGAAGGCTGGACGGAGGCGCCGCGCATCAACTGGAAGCGCGTAGACTTTAGCGGGACACCACGCAAGCCGCTGCTCAAGGTTGTGGGAGGAAGGTTCTTATGAGTTCACGGATACTTGAGAAGACAGAGACACGCGAGAAGGCACGACGAGTGCGCCAGATCGTCAGCGGCCGGATCTTGATTGGACACGTCCCACGTCGTGCGCCTGTTCAGCCCTTGGTGCTTACGCATATTCACTTCGTCAGGTGGGCGAACCGTGCCATCGTCTGAAGTCGCGCACGAACAGGAACGGCGCAAGAGCCACGCGGAACAAGTCGCGGCGTGGTTCAAGGCGCATCCGCTGATGTGGATCGGCACGGCCGACCTTGAGAAGTTAGGCGGGCGCAATGCCTGGCGTACGCGTGTGTCAGAATGCCGGACGAAGCTGCACATGAACATCGAGAACAAGCAGTCGCGCTCGACTGGCGCCGTGATCAGCCTCTACCGCTATGTTCCGTGGGAACCGTTAGGTCGGGATGCCTCAGAGCGTATCCAGCAGAAGAGTCTCTTTTGATTCGGCTCTCAGTTGAGCAAGCGAGACGCGCCGGCATCGGGACCGGAGGACGCCCGCACAAATACCACGCCCAACCGACGACGATTGACGGGATACGATTCGATTCCAAGAAGGAAGCCACGCGGTACGGCTGGTTACTGTACCGTCAGAAGATCGGAGAGATTACCGATCTTCGCTGGCAAGTGCGATACCCGATCACCGTCACGAACATTGAGACGGGCGAGATCACCGACTGCGGCGCGTACGTGGCGGACTTTGTGTATCGAGACGCGGCTGGCACGGTGATTGTCGAAGATGTGAAGGGATACCGTACGCCCCTCTACCGGCTCAAGTGCAAACTGGTCGAGGGGCTGTACGGCATCACGATCACGGAACGCTAGAGCGAGCGAGCCGCCACGAGCAGCACGCCAGTCGCCAGCGCAACCAAGGCCCAGAGGACGAGTAAGCGATCCTCCCTCGCTTGCATGGCCTTGAGTCTGTAGCGACGTTGGAATTCGAAGGCGTCAAATGGTACGCCTGGCGCTTTCCAATTCTCGGATCGGCGCTCGTCAGGGCTGAGATATAAGATCGGCATCGGTCCTCTCCTTCTCAAATGCTCGGCATTTACTGCGCAGCTCTGCGGCCAGTTCGACGGCTTGTGCTGGCGAGATAAAGATCGTGATGTTGGACCCGTCGTCGGCTGAGACTTGAATCCACGTTGTGCCTGTCGGTAACTGATCCACGCTGAGCGTGGCATCGTCGGCCGCATGAATGTGCATCTGTACGCCGGTTCGTGTCGTGGTCGTGATCATTAGGCTACCGCCTCCGTTCTGTCGGTTGACTCGGTGCGCGATGACTCGCGCATGTGATCGTGACGCACTGCCATTCAAAGGCATCGGCGCCGAGACTAACGCGAGACCACGCCATATCGTTACGGCAGATCGGACACCGAGGCGAGACGCGCGGAATGTCGGCCTCGATTAGTTCCTTGGCGATCTTGTAGAGCCGATCCGCCTGATAGTCCCATCGGTCGCCATTCGTGCTCAGTTGGTCCGCGATGTCCTTTAGCGCGTCTGCGATCTGGCCTGTGGTCATTTACCACCGCCCGCCTTGCGCCTTCGGGAGTACGCCCGTCTTCGCCAGGTGCGCGATATCCTGAGAGATTTCCTCGCTTGTGCCCCAGCGTGCCCGCTCGCCTCCGTTGACGTGATGTAAGCAGAATTCGGTACGCTTGACGCGGGCCACCTGTCCGAACGGCACGTCGAGACGTGAGCCGATGTCCATGTGGTCAAGCTGAAAGTGTTCGCGCCAGTATTCGGACGTGCGATCTACTAATTCATTCGCCATGTTCGTATCCTCCGCTCTGCCATCTACCTAGAATTAGGTAAATGGCAGACGCAAGACAGGAACCTATGCGACTTCGGACAGTTTGGCGTGTTTGACTGCACAGACGAACACGTAGCCGCGTTCGCTGCCGCCGCCGAACCATTCGCCGTAGCAGTCATCGTCCCAGCCCAGCTTGTGAATTAGCGCCTTCGCGGCCGCGTAGTGGTTCTGTTCGATGCCCAGGGCATCCTCTGAGCCGACGTAGATCCGGCGCGGTTTGGATTCCATTGTTTCCGCGACGATGCGGCTACCCTTGAAGTTCGTCTGCCCGATGAAGCGTGTCTGAATTGCGATCATGATTCATACCCTCCGCTCAGCCATCCACTAGAACTAGATCCAATCGTTTACGAGTCGATGGCTGACGCAGGACACGAAACTATTTCAGCCTAAGACGTGTCAGCAGTTTAGATTTACTGAACCCGTCAATAGCGATCCATGACCCGTTCGTCTCAGTGATCTCGGAGCAGTTGCCAGCCGTATCAGTGACGACGATTAGAAACGATGCGCCGTTATCTCTAAGCGAGGTATGGTTGTTCAGTATGTCAGCAATATACGTCGCGAGCGCGTTAGCTTCGTGCATTGTGTCCCCTAGTAACTATCTGAATCGCGCCGTGCTTCGTTCCAATCCGCATCATCAAGTGCCGCCTGAAATGCGGATCTGGCGTTTGCAGTGCTTTTCGCGTTCGCCTTCGTGAGCCATTCGACAGCCCACGCGGGCAGATCGGCGCCTTCGGTCAAGACGATACGATCCGTGTTGATATTGGCGCGATCGTCATTCGGCAGATTGCCCCACGATCCGGCCGACATGAACGCCACGACGCGTACGCCGGAATCGTCCGTTGGCGTGATGCGCCAGTTATCCCAGCCGATAGCCTCACGAGTCCAACCGGTTGCCTTGTGTGTTCTCACGTTCGCCATTGGGTGATCCTCTCTATCCTGAGTACTCTGTTAGTCGATGTTACGGACGATCCACTTCTCGCCTTTGACGTTCACGTATGCCGTGCCGGAATTGCTGTAGCACATGACGTACACGCGCCGCCATACCTTCTCGCCATTGATCCGAAGCATTTTGGTCGACCGTAGCCGCCCGCCGTAGCCACTTGCGGTCTCGGACAGTCCGCGTGTGTGAAACCATAGCGGCGCGTCCTTCGTGACGAAACCCTCAACTAAGTAATTCAATTCGGCCATGTGCCTAACCTCCCTATCCTGAGTACTCTGTTACCGAAAGTTCAAACCAGTGAGACGAAAGCACCGACCGTCGGGCGCTTGCGCGTCGAGCGTGCCGGCCGAATAGACGCGAATGATGATGCAGTCGAGCCCGCGAACGGTCACATGCTGGCCAACGGTCGGTGTGTTTGTGTCCATAGGCAAGCAGTATAGGCAAGCAGAATAGGCGTGTCAACAGAAAAAGAGCAGGACGCGAAAATAAGTAAGCAGGGTATACTAGGCGTGTGAGTTGGGACGATATCGGGACGCAGGCAAGTAAGGGCGGGACAGCCAGGGCGGAAAGCCTCACGGCTGAACGTCGCAAGGCGATAGCTCGTCACGCAGCCCTGCTCCGACACGGCCGGCCCAGCGCCTTACCAGAGACCGAAGAGAAGAGGCCGAAGGGCAAGCCTACCCGCAAGCGCCAGCGTTCAACCTAGACCAACCTCGCAAGCCTACCGACCTGACAACCTGGCCGTGTTCTGGCCGTGCCATCGAGCACGGCGTGGAGCCATGACAAGCGCCATCTATGTACGCCGTCATTCATCACAAGTAAATGAGAGAAGAGAGAAGAAAGCAGTAGACGACTGACCGTATTCTGGTGTTCAGGCGGCCGAGTCGTCGTTGACAAGGCTTGCGTCCCCTGATAGAATCTGTT